CCTTTTCGTTCGCGCCGCACACGCTGCCCGATGGCGACGTGACGGTCAACTACAGCCGCTCAACCTCGCCCGGTACCGGCTTCACCAACGGTGGCGGGGGCAACTACACCCTCACAGGCGCGCCGATCAAGGCCGGCAGCGTGCGCGCCACCATCACCCTGGATGTGTCAGGTCTTGAAGGGGTGCCGGAGACGGCAGAGCTGTACAGCGTGGGCACGGTGCTGTATGCCCAGTTCCCAGGCAAAAAGCCGTTTGCGCGGGTCGTGGGCAGCGTGAACAACACGACTGGTGCCGTCACGATCAACTCAAGCGTCGCCAACGTCAGCGCTCGCGTGGTGTCTTCGGTAACCGACACCTCTCCCTCGGGTAACAGCTACACCGTGACTGCGGTGGTGACCTCCCTTGTGAGCGTGCCGATCGACCGCGCGACTGTGGGCGGCTTCAGTTACTTGCCAGACTCAGCCGGCGCGGCCGAGTCGCTCACGCACACCCCCAGTTGGGCGCTCACGCTGGCCGACACCGATGGGCTCAGCTATCGCATCAACGGCCTGGCGTTCCTGTGGGGATCGCAGCTGTACACCAGCGTCGAGGGTGCCATGCGCAAAGGCTGGAACCACGCGCTGGGTGTGGGTGATGCGGCCGGCGCGGCCAGCTCCGAAGGCGGTATCACCCTCACAGCAAAGCCGGACAACGGCATCAACAGCATCAGCTGGGCCAACCTGGCGCAGGACCTGGCCGAGGGTCTGACGATCTACCAGGGCACCTACCGCGTGCTCACGGCGCCGATCAAGACCGGCGGCTTCCAGCAGCAGAGCGGCGCGCGCGTGGGCCTTGCTGCCGACACCGGTGTGATCACCGGCGGTGACTTTGCTGGCAGCGTCGACTTTCAACGCGGCATCGTGAAGTGGAGCACCCTCGTGCCCGTCTCGGCCGAGACGCTCACATACAACGCGGTGTTCCTGCAGTACCTGCCGCTGGACGGCACTTTGCTGGGCCTGGAGACCGCGCGCCTGCCGTTGGACGGCCGAGTGCCCATCTACCGTCCTGGTGGCCAGGTGATCGTTCACAACACGCTCACCACGGCGCTGCCCAACCCGCTCACCAAAGGCACGGCCTACGATCTTGGGCGCGAGCGCATCGCAGCGGTGGTGGTTCGCACCGCCGCAGGTGTCAAAGTGCCGGCCAACCTGTACACCATGGACTTCAATGCCGGCGAGATCACTGTGCCGGTAGAGAGCGATCTCACCGGCCTCGATCAGCCCTTCACAGTGCATCACCGCATCGAGGACGAGCTGATGGTGTTGCGTGCGGATGTAAGCGGCAAGCTCGATCTGGTGGCGACCCTCACGCACAACTACCCAGCCGCCACGTCTTTTGTCAGCAGCAAGCTGCGCAAGGGTGATCTGTTTGCGCGCAGCTTCCTGTTCATCGAACAAAGCACCTGGACGAACGTCTGGTCTGACGTGCTGATCGGCCCGGAATCGGTGGCGAGTTACAACCAGATCGATTTCCCTGTGGCCGTGACCAACAGGGGTGCGATCACTGAGCGTTGGGCGGTCATCTTCACCGGCACCACACAGGTTCGAGTTGTTGGTGAAAACGTCGGGCAGATCCTGACTTCGGTTTCTATCAACGATGTCATCGAGCCCATCAACCCCCAGACCGGCGTTCCGTACTTCAGCATCCCCGCCCTTGGCTGGGGAGGTGGATGGGCAGCCGGAAACGTGCTGCGCTTCAACACCGCTGCCGCAGGCAGCCCCGCCTGGGTCGCCCGCACTGTGCTGCAGGGCCCGCCCACCGTGGCGTCAGACGCGGCCACCATCGCTTTCCGAACCGACGTAGACGCATAAAGGAGAAATCAAGTGTCACAAGTGAAATGGTTTAGCAGTACCGACACCGGTGCTCCCAGTTTGAACAATGCTGCCAGCAGCTTGCTGTCAGTTCTTCGGGGCTGTTTGGTGACCGGCTACAACACGAAGAGTGTCACCAGCATCGCTGTGGCCTCCGGCGTGGCCACGGCTACCTGCGCTGCGCATGGATTCGAAGGGCTCTATGGGAAGCTAATCTTGATCAGCGGCTCATCCGAGACTCTCCTGAATGGCGTGAAGCAGCCCACCGTGACCGGTACCAACACCTTCACCTATCCCGCTCCAGGCGTTGCCGATGGCACCTACACCGGCACGATCTCAGCAAAACGCGCGCCAGCAGGCTATGAAGAAGCCTTCACTGGCACCAACACGGCGGCCTTTCGGAGCCTTGACGTCGCTGCGACCGGTGCGTATCTGCGTGTGGATGATGCTGCGGGTGTCACGGCCCGAGTTGTCTCTTACGAGTCCATGTCTTCGGTCGATGTTGGAACGGGGCCCACCCCTACACCGGTGCAATTCTCAGGAGGTCTGCATTGGCACAAGGCAGAAGGAGCCACCATTAGGCAATGGACGCTGGTGAGCGATGGCCGTGCGGTGTTCTTTGCCAGCGCGCCGTTCAGCACAAACAGATGGAGCATGGTTTTTGCGGGTGATATCAACAGACTGTCTTCTTCACACGTCTTTTCTCACCTTCTGGTCGGCAAAATTTCCAGTACGCAGAACACATCAGTGTTCCTTGCAAATGATGTTGGGGGATGCGCGCGCCAGGGACTGGGGGGCGCCTTCCTTATGCGCCAGTACACCGATATCGGTGGCGCGGTCGCGGTCGCCTTGACTGGCTCAGGGTTCAACGGCCATCAGGCGTCCGCTTTGAACTTTGTCTACGCTGGCAACGCGGGCTACAGCTTCGGTGCGTATCCCAACGGACCAAACAATGGCCTTCTCGTCGGCGAGTTGAACATTTACGCGCCGGATCTCGTAGGGAGTCTGCCGGGCCTGTACCACCCTGTGCAAGACCTCGCAGGCGCGTTGGTTCATGAAGCGATCGTCGATGCACTTCAAGACCTCAATGGGCGGAAGTTGCTCGCGCACTCCATCTCGACGACTGGCGCGTCGGGTCCAGGCGGCATCTTGCTGCTCGACCTCACTGGCCCTTGGAGCTACCAATCGTGATCGTCAACCTCAATAGGTCCCGCGTCGCGCATGATGCGCCGGTGCCTGAGGTGGTTGTCGACCTCACCAATGAAATGACCTTGGCCGACGTGGTCAACGGTGGTGTTTTCCGTATCACAGGCACTACGAAAAACACTGCGACGCCAGTCCCCGTGCCCGTCAGCCGCAGAGTGAGGTTGCATGTGCAGGACAGCGGACGCTTGCTGCGGCAAGTCTGGAGCGATCCAGTCACCGGGGCCTATGCATTCGAGGGCTTGAGAGCCAACAAGTACTTCGTGCTGGCGTTCGACCACACGGGCCTCTATGGTGGCGAGGTTGAAACTGACGTGACACCGGAGGCAACCCCGTGAGCTTGAGCCTCGTGGCACGTCGCGGGCGGTTGCTCCACGTGCGTACCTTGATCGACGCGGATGGCGGTGGGGCTATGCACTTCCATGTTGGCGCCATGGCTGCTGCACCAGAAGCGGCACCAGACAGTCCACCCATCGCAATCGTGGCGCTTGCTCCAGTCTCATTCGAGCTGCATGCAACCGCTGCGGAGATGACGCTGGTGCCTGCTCAAGGGAATGCTGCCGTCAGTGGACAGCCGACATGGGTGCGTTTTGTGGACGGGTCGGGCATTGTGGTGCTGGACCGCACCGCTGGGCCACCAGGTAGTGGCGCGCAGGTGATCGTCACGGACGGGAAAGATCCGCCGAGCGCCTTCTTCTTCACGGGTGGTGAAGTTAACGTCACCGCCACCATGTCGGAGCCTTGAGCTTGGCAGTCGACCTGGTCTTTCGTCGAGCCCGCCACCTCGGCGGACCCGTGGACATCGTTTTCGGCGCCTCCGATGCGCCCGCGCTGCCCGATCCGGTCTATGCCCACGCCACCATTGTGCTGGGCGGGATCACGATGGCCGGGCTTGCGCTGTACGACAACCGCAACCCCCGGCGTGCCACCGCCAGCGCTGCCACGCCCTGGAATCCGGCCGATCGCGCACTTCCCGATGTCGAGTCCGAATGGAGCCTGACCGAGCGTTATCTTGCCGGCACCTCGGCGCCGTGGCAGGTTGGGCGACCAAGCCGAGTTGAGCGTGACGCTGGTTGGACCGTGTCCCGCAGGCTGGACAACATTCCCCAAACACCCTGGAAGCAGGCCGACACCGAGTCGGCCGAGGCCGCCTTCGTGCACCAGGTGGCGGCGAAACTGCGCGCGAGTGCCATTGGCCCCTGGCAGACAGGCAAGCACCGCATGGTGCAAGCCGCATTCGTCCATCAGGTGGCGTTGTCAGTCGTAGCTGGCGCTTTGATGCGCTGGCAACTGGCGAAGCGAGTGCAGGGCCTGATCGTCGCACCCTACGGCGTAGGCAGGGCGATGGCAGTCCAGCTTCGCATGCCCTGGGAGACCGGCCGGTCGCCGCCCCCGGGTAGGGAGTTGTGGCCACCAGACCCAGGCGTCACACCGCCACGTGTGATCCGCACGGATCTGGTCTTTGCTTGCCCACCTTGGGCCGGCGGTCCCGTCCACCTGGTGTTTGGGCGCGTTTGCGGTGTCGCTCCGCCCGGGCCCGGCGCACCTCTTTTCATCTTGCCCGCGAGGTTCTTCATGGCTGTCCACGCCCTCACCGCACACCGCCTGCCCGATCTCACTGAGATTCCCATCTTTGACGTGTCCCTTGCTGCCGACACTGGCAGCTTTGCATGGACTTTCAGTGCGTCCGGGCCTGCCAGCTTGTTCGAGGCCCTCGCACCTTCCATGGGTCTGCCCGCGCAAATCCGAATCACGCTTGACGGCATACAGTGGGTGTTTGTGGTGGACAGCCTGCAGAGCGAAGAGCGGTTCGGCAAGCGTGGTGTGCGGATCTCTGGTCGCAGCGCCACAGCCTTGCTGGGCAGGCCCTATGCGCGCGATCAGGCGTGGCTGTCGGATGAGGTGGCCACTGCGCAGCAGCTATCCGAGGCTGCGCTTGAGTTCACGGGCGCAGGTCTGGACTGGGGCCTCATGGACTGGCTGGTGCCTGCCGGGGCGTGGAGTCACATGGGCACACCACTCACAGCCGTGCAGGCGATCGCCGCCGCAGCCGGTGGATACGTCCAGAGCCATCGCAGCCTGGCGGTACTGCAGGTCCGGCATCCGTATCCTCTGCTGCCTGGCGGTATCACAGGCGGGCCGTGGAACTGGGCCGGTGACTTTGACGCGGATGTGGAGCTGTCGATGGATTCGCTCATCACTCAAAGCATCGAGCGCCGTGATGGTCCCGACATCAACGGCGTTTACGTGAGTGGACAGAGTGCCGGCGTGCTGGCGCTGGTCAAACGCACCGGCACCGCAGCCGACAAGCTCGCGTCCATGGTCGTGGACCCTTTGATCACCGCAAATGAGGCCGCTGGCCAGCGAGGTCTGGCGATCGTCGGAGCCGGTGGCGCGAAGCATCTGGTGCGAATTGAGATTCCAGTGCTGACTGGACCGAGCCAGCCTGGCGTGCTCGACGTGGGTCAGCTCGTGCAAGTCAACGACAGTCCGCCGTGGCGTGCGCGTGTGCGTGGCGTCAATGTCAACGCCACCATGCCCAAGGCGCGCCAAGCTGTCACGCTAGAACGGCATCTGGAGACCGCACCATGATCGCTTCAGGCACCAACGTCTTTCGCGCATTGCGTGAGTTGCTCCCAGAGCCAGTCCTGCAGGTCGCCACCGTGACCACCGTCTGGCCCGATGGCACAGCCACTGTTGCATTCCCCGGCGGAGGCTCTCAACGCGTCCGTGGCGAAGCGGTGGTGGCCGATCGCGTCTTTGTGCGCAACGGCCTCATCGAAGGCGCAGCGCCGGCTCTCACCGCCATCGAGATCGAGATCTAGTACATCAACCGACCGTTCCCCCAACCGCCCGCCCGTGGAAACACCGGCGGGTTTTTCTTTGTCCACATGGAGATGCTCATGAAACTTGTTGAAAACTGGCGCGAAGCCTGGAAGTGGTATTCGGAGTGGGCCTTCATGGCCATTGCGACGATCGCCAGCTTTGTCGTTTACCTCACCCCCGAGATGCTCTCGGCCCGCGTGCTGTTCCTGCCCGAGTGGACCTGGGCGCAGGTGATCGCCTCCATCATTGCGCTGCTGGCTGTGACGGGCGGGGTTGCCCGCTTGATCTCGCAGCCACCGAAGCCCGCCGTCGACGTGGAGGTCTCATGAAGAACCCGCGCGCCGGCATTGCAGGCCTGATGTTTTCAGCCGCGGCCCTTATCGGTCTTGCTTTGAACGAGAGCTACACCGACAAGGCCATCATCCCCACCAAGGGGGACGTGCCCACGCTGGGCTTTGGCACCACCACCAGGCCCGACGGTTCACCAGTCCGCATGGGTGACACCACCACGCCTGTCGACGCGCTGCAGCGCAAAGCGCGAGACCTGCAGAAGTTCGAAGGCGCAATCAAGCAATGCGTGACGGTGCCGCTGTACCAGCACGAGTACGACGCCTACGTGGACATGGCCTACAACATCGGCCAGGGCGCCTTCTGCGGATCGACCATCGTCAAGCGCCTCAACGCAAGCGACTACAAGGGCGCCTGTGACGCGATCCTCATGTGGAAGAGGGTGGCGCAGCAGGATTGCTCGGTGCCTGGCAACCGGGTCTGTTGGGGCCTCTGGCAGCGCCGCCTGGCCACACACAAGCAATGCTTGGGGCCAGCAGGATGAAGCCCTTGCTCATTGGTCTGCTCGGCGCGCTGCTGGCCCTGGGTATCTTCATCCTCACGGGCGAAGTGGCGCAGGTTCTGTGGAGGGCATTCCGTTGAACTCCATCACCATCGCCATCGGCGTGTTGCTGGCCACCAGCATGGCCGGCAATGCCTACCTCTACAGCGCGCTCGGCGATGCCCGCGATCGCGCCACACGTGCGGACTCTGGCCGCGCTACAGCCGTCGCAGCAGCCCAGACCTGCAGCAACTACGTGGGAAAGCTCTCGGACGCTGCCAAGCAGCGCGCTGAAGCCGCCAAGCCACTCATCGAGGCCGCCCAGGCCAAGGCCGACCTGGCAAACATCGCAGCCGACGCCGAGATCCAGCGCGCTCCCGCCGTGCCTGGCGACGCGTGCGCCAGCGCCGAAGCCGAAAACCGGGAGTGGCTCCAGAAACGAAGGGATGGCAACCATGGACGGTAAGTGGGGCAGCTGGCGGATGTTTCCGCTGATTCTGTTGATGGTCGTTGTCCTGTACTGGCGCCAACTCGTCACTGTGGCAGTGGCGATTGCGCTGGTCATCGTGCTCACTGGGTGCAGCACCCTGCCGGCGGAGATCGTCACGGTCCGCGTGCCGATCCCTGTGCCGTGCGAGGTGACCGAGCCCGCGCGGCCGCGCATGGACACAGAGCATCTGGCGCTGTCGGCCAAGGTCGACGTGCAGAACCGTGCCATGCGCGCTGAGATAGATCGGCGCGAAGCCTACGAGGGTCAGCTGCGCACTGCGCTGCATGCGTGCACCGCGCCAGTTGCCACTCCAGTCGAGTAAAGAAAAGCCGGTCAGCCTCGGTCCCGGCTTTTAAGAACCGAGGCATTCCGAAAGAGCAACATGACCATTCGCGCCAAGTTCAAAGTTCACAGCGTCACCGAGCAGGAAGGCGGGCTCAAAACCGCAACCCTGCACCCGGTGGTCAGTGGCAGTCCCGAGAACGCACAGTTCTTCAAGTGGACGCCCACGGGGCAGATCCAACTGGGGACCATCAACCCGAAGGCTGCAGAGCAGTTCGTACCGGGTAAAGAGTTCTACGTGGACTTTGTTGATCCGGCGAGCGAGCCGAGCGAACCCGCCGCAGTCTGAGAGGCGGCGCTTCTCGATTGATCGTCCATCCACTGTCGCCAGTCAAACGGCGGCAGTGGTGGACCTTCACCGCGTGGCCTCACCAGCCAGGCCTGCTCGACCTCGACGATCGTTCCTGTGCCATCACGGTGAAGCTCGGTGCCGGCCCACACCATCCCATCGGTGAGCACGTGAGTGACCTTGGGTTCGATGAGTACCAGGGCCACGCGCTGCATGGTGATGCCGGCCTTCTGCATGAGGTTGGCGACGCTGCATCGGCGTTGCAGCGTTCCTTCGCCTTCGCCCCAGACCACGATCCTGAGTTCGCCGAACTCCATCGCCGGCCAGGCCGCAGGGCGCAGGCGCTTGCCTTCACGGCGCAGGGGGATGACTTCGCAAAACACGCGCTGACTATACGGCCGGGCATTGATGCCATGGCCGGCTGCGCGACTTTTGCGCGACTGTAAGATGCACACCCGTGCGCAGCTGCGCAGGGTTTGTAGGGTGGACGCCCGTAACCTGTTGATTTACATGACCCCATTCATTTTTCAGCAGGCTACGAACCAAGGGGTCGTGGGTTCAATTCCTGCCAGCCGCACCAGAACATCGTTCTAGATCAACGGGTTAGCTCCAAAAGGGCTAACCCGTTTTTCTTTGCTGCGGGACTTTTGCGGGACTCGGGATTGATCATCAGCATACGAGGCTCAAGTCCGTGTGCCAGCTTTCCGCAGCGCGTGCTCCGCTTTTAGCGCCTGGAGGCTCTTGTTCCAGCCGTTGGTCGGGTGTGTGATTTTCTCAAGAGCTTCGTGAATCTCTCGGATCTGGGCCATGGAGTAGTGGTCCGTAACGGAGCGATTGCTGTGCCACAGGACGTCCCGCCGGGTCGACTCACTGACGCCAGCCTCACGCAGTCGCATGCCCACCGTATGGCGAAGGTCGT